CCAAAAGTTTGTGCTGCGTAGTCTGCCATTTCATCTTCATCTGAATTAACAGCTCCTGTTATACCTACTCTGTTGGCCATATCCTTTCCAAAATCAGAAACTTTACCAAACATTTCTTTTGCAATCATTCCCATTAAACCACCAGACTCGCCGTATTTCATTGCAAAATCTGCGACAGGATACATTGTTGCATAAGCATTTGGTGCAGCGTTTCTAAAATCATTACTTTGATTAGAAAAATTTTGCTGGACATCTAAAGGCGCTATGCCTTGTCTATTTCCTATGGTGTATTTATCGTTACGATTATACGTTCTTCTTGCATCTTTAAGCTGGTCAAATCGTGGATCGTTTTTTGTAAAGTTAGGTGCTTGCGATTGCAAGTCCATCATACGGTTGTAATTCTGCATCTCCGGCCCCTGATTAAAAGGGGTCGGAGTATTAATTTTTCTTAAGTATTTTGACTTACTGTCTTCCATTAAATTCCTGGCATTATAGATTTAAGAATTACAATGACTATTAGGGCAACAATACCGGCTTTTATCCAGTCCTTTATTCCCCATTCGCTCCACTCTTTTAAGTGAGCCCATAAATCTGTTAGTAACTTCATATTACCTCCTCTTTTTTACTTTTCCACCTTTTTTCATTGTTACTTTAGTGCCCATTTTACGAGCAGTTTTTGTAGCGTTATGAAATCCAGCAGAAGTTCCGGGAAAAGATGTTTTACCAACCTTTGGTTTTATAGCTCCTCCCATATTCTTTTTCTGTGGTTTAGCAGTTTTTGCACTTTCAACAAAGTCTTTTTTTGTAGGAGCGCCTTTACTGCCAACTTTTCTCATAGTTTCCCCACTACCTGCTTTAATTCTTGCTTTTTTTGCATGTATGTTTGCGTATAATCCTGGTTTAGCCACAGTATCTCCTTTAGTGTATTGTTGGTTTTTCTGGTGAATTATATAATTCGTTTAAAACTTCGTCCTGTATTATAAACGTTTCTGCTATGGCTGCAAACATATTCGCTGCACCCTCCACGCCCAAAGCACTTACATACATATTACGACAAACAGCTAATAACGCTCCACAAACTTGTAAATAATCATCAGGATTTTTAATTTCACTGTTAGCAGCGTTTTCTATTTTTTTCATTGTAACAGCAATCTTTTCTACCTTGTATTTAATTTCCTTTAGTTTTGTCTCGTCCATCTTCCCTCGCTTTCTGTTGTTCAGCTTTTTGTTTCATGGCTTCTCTAGAATTAATCATTTGTTCTTTAAACACTGTCATTGCCTCTACAGAATCTTCTTTGTTAACCTCAGCTGCTGTTTTCATTAGATTAATAGTAGTATCAGCTTCTAGCCTATCTCTTTCAATATCTAGTTTTTCACCTTCAACTGCCATATCTGTTTGCATTTTCATTTGAGTTTCCATAGCTTTAAGATCAATTTCTTGTTGTTTAAGTTTAACAAGTGGATCTTGTGCTTCCCTGCTTATTCTAGCTTCTTCATCTTGAGCTAATTTCATAGTCATTTCAGCTTCTATTTGTGCTTGCTTGGCTGCAATTTGATTTGTTAATTGATCTTGTGCTTGTTGCAATTGCATCATTTGTTGTTGATTGCCTTGTGCTTGTTGCATTGCTTGCTGCAGTTGTTGTGTTTGTTCTTTAAATTCTTCTTGTACCTGCATTCCAGCTAATAAAGAAATATGTTCACACAAGTGTGCTTGCAGCATAGAATAAAGTTGTGGGTTAATTTGTACCATTCTTGTAAACATAAATTCAGCGTGCGCTTGAATATGGGCTGGATGATCCTGCATTGGAAATGCTTTAGGTGCTTGTCCTTTCATGGCCATTCCATTTTCAGTAGAAGGACTCATTGGTTCTGGCTGCCCAGGATCTGGTTTTAATATTGCCTCTACATTATCTACTCCCATGGCATCATACATTCTTCTGTATGCTTCTCTTAAGTTGTGTAACTGCGGAGCAGCTTGGGCTAATTGTAATTGTTGTTGTGCTAATGTAACACGTTGCGCCATAGAAAATATGTTAGGATCAGAAACAGGGATAACATCAACACGATCATCAAAATCAGATTGTTTAATTGATTGGTTACCCCCTACTACCATGTAAGGATATTCTGGTGGCAAGTATAATTGGAATACACGAGCAAGTAATTTAAATTCTATTTTTTGTGCATAGTGTAATCTCTTATGTATGGCACTCATAACTTTTGTGCCACGCTCAATTAACGCCAACGTTGTCCCTACTGGATTTTGTTCGTTTCCTTCGCCCATTTTCATGTCTGCAATAGCAGCAAATGATTTGCCTGCATCTACAGAAAATCCTAATAATTGAAACAAAGTTTGACTTGGTTCTTTATAAGGAAGTGGCAGTAATGATTCTTTAATAGAAGTACCAGTTACATCCACGTCTCTAAATTCACCTGGTTGTAATGGTGTGTCATCATCACGTATTCTCATGCCTCGTGCTTTAAAACCTGCTGGTAAATTAGCAAGAGTACCTGCATCAATTAGTTGTCGAAGAACACTTGTTGCAGTTCTTGATAATCCACCTAGCATGTGTATTAGACCAAAGCCATAAAAGCCTAGGCCTGGGAGGAACTTGTAATGTACAAAATAAGAAATTTTTCTAAAGTCTGGATCTTTTTCATTCCAGTTTCTTCTAATAGATAAAATCTCTCCTGAGTACTGATCTATTGTAACTATATATGGAAGTTTAACACCAGTTTCATCTTCAAAACCTGGTATGTCTGCATTAAGATGCATTTCCAAAAGAGTATGTTCATTTTCATCTTGTCCGTATTCACGTTGAACACCTTCAAGTGTATTTACTTTTTCTTGCACTTCGGAAGTTTCTACTTCACCAGTGCTAATATCTATGTCACGGTAAAAACCTTGTAGCTGTTGTTTTCTAATATCATTACCGCTTGTTTTAATTACATGCGTAACTCTATCGGCGCTTTCTAAATCTGTGGCCATGTAGTTTATAACTAAGTCTTCTCCAGTTACAAATTTAGCACAAGCACGTTTCATTAAACTATCATAGTAAATCTTTTTAAAAGCAGAACCTGCAAGTGGTAGATAAAATAACAGTTGATCCATATCTGGATCATACTCTTGCATAACATCCGTTAATTGATAGTTCATAAATTGTTGAACACGTTTTGCCTGATCTTCTACTTCAGGTGTTGATAGTCCAATAACTTGAGTTCGTACGGGGCCGCTTGGGGGGAGAAGTTCCTTATATGCTTGAGCTTGAAACTGTGTAACAGATTCAGCTAATAAGGGGTGTACGACCCCGGACGCTCCTTCGAAGGGTTCTGTTCGGTTTTCATATTTGAATCCCAACATATCAAGGCCTTTGACATAGGTATCTTCCCAGTCTTTCCTTGAATCTTTATCCGCTTCGAAATCGTTTATAAGACTACCTGATAGTCTCATTAATTCATCATCGTCTATGTAATCTGCTAAATTTTCATTGTGTGGTACATTTTTAGTATCAACAGTTTCAGATTCTTCACCTATTACAGCACTTCCATCTTCCATTATCTCTACATCTTTATCAACCGCATCCGGTTCTAATTGAATTTCTTGACCTGTTGGTTCTATCTCTAATGCATCTGTTAATGCACCTAGAGCTTTTTCTATATTGTTATTTGGATTTTCAGCCATTATTTCTTATCCTTTACTATGCCACCTTTTTTATAAATAGGTACGCCTCGACTAACTTTATTAATAGCTTTGGCATTTTCTTTTAATAGAATCATTGGTATCTCCCATCCCCTGTTCTGATTATCTGTTATAGCAGTTTTCATAAATTTTGCACCTGTTTTATTTGCTACTTTTTTCATTGCGCCATTTGCTATTGGGCCGTAGGCTGTTAAGTTACCATTATAGTCTCTTCCGCCTGGGGTCATGTTTCTATTTTTTATAGCTGCTGAAGCAATGGATACACCATCATAGCCTCCTTCTTGTGCCACCTTAGTAGCATATTTCATAACAAATTCATTATAATCTTCTGTTTTACTAAGGGGTCCTTGAGGCGTTCCTGTAGTATTTACATCTGAAGCTAATTTTAATTTGTCCTCTTCTAGTATTTTTCTAATCTTAGCTCTTTCTTTATTAAGTCTTACTAATCTAACTTGGGTAGCTCTGCTTTGGGGTTGTGTTAATAATTCTTCTATTTTTGATTGTATTAAAACCATTTGTTGTTGGTTAGCATTTATTTCTTTTTTAATATCTTGTCGTGGCGCGTATTTACTGGATTTTACTAAATCATCATAATCTCTTTGCTCATTACCACTCATTCTGTTTCTTGCTTGTTGAGGGGTTAAACCTGCTTGTTTAAATTTATCATTTTGTTTTTTAAGAGCACGTTGTGCCATGTTAATTTTTTGGTGCATGTCAGATTGTATTTCTTCTATGAATAGTATTCTTCTGCCAAATTCATCGTTTCTATCAGATGTACGCATGTGTACAAAACCATCAGTACGATCAACATCATCTAATCCAAAATCATGTGTATATTTAAATTGAGGTTCATTTAATCGTGGGCTACCTGGTTTGTGGTTATACTTAAATAAAAATTCACGGTAATTATCGCCTCCCCCTAAAGTTTGTTGTCCTCCATATTGTGCTCTTCTTTGATAATTATCAAATCCGTATTGTCTTAATTTTAAATCAGAAGACAAATCATTAATAATTTTCTTTAGTGTAAAAGGAAATCTTTGTGGCACTTCTTTGGTAAAAGAGTTAGCTACACCGTAGTTTTTTTCTACAATGTTTTCCATGTTTCTAACACGGTTCATTACTACATCAGAAGCAGCTCCCATATTACCTTGATTTATTTCTTCTTTTAAACCACCTAGTTGATTCTTAAGTCCATTTAAAACATTTACTTGGCGAGGATCACGAAGTGCTTGTGTATCTATTTTATCTATTATTCTAATACTATCCCCTATACTTCTTGGAGCATCTCTAGTTTCCCCTAAAGCTACTACTTTTATTTCAGGGGCAAGTGTACTATCAAAATCTTTTACTAGCTGTTCTTTTGATATAGTTTCATTTCCTTTACGTGATAGATGAGTTGATAAAGATGTATCATTTAGTTCCATGTCTTTTATTGGATTAAAATTTTTATATGGTCGCTTTAAATAAGCCAGCCATTCATTACCCTTCATTTGCTGCATTGGCGCATCAATAATTTTTTCCCTAGATCCCCAGAACATAGCACCCGGCTCCACTGGCGGTAATTGATCTGGTGACGCCTGTGGTCCAATAAATTTGTTTCGTTTAATTTTAGATGCACCAGCAATTTGTGGTTTATAATTTGTTAATTTACCTAGAACGTTTGGCGCTAGTAATTTTTTTACAATACCACCACCCGCAAACTTTTGTGGGAATTGTATAATGTTATCGACATCTGCACGAATGTTCTTTGCCAGTGGGTCTGGGCCTTTTTCTGGAGGCACAGCT